TTTTCATTAAAGCGAAAAATAATATTATAAGTCCTGGAATCCTTAATGCGATTTGTGGTTGTATTGAAAGTCATATGGGTCAATGGATATCTTCAAAATATAGCAAAATAGTTTTACCGCTACCAAAAACCAACTTCAAAACTTCGTGCATTTATGTGATTATATCTCAGCTAGAAAGTACCTGGAATTTAATTTCGAAGTTGATTGACGGCTGATTATACCTCCAGAAATTTCAACGTCTTAAAATCGCTATTAGACCCCATAGAATTAATATCGTTGAGAATAGAATAATTGACAACAAAAAAGAGTCCGATAAAGGACTCTTAAATTTTATATTGAATTATTTTCCGTTCTTCAATTCTGCGAATTTTTGAGTCAATATCCATAATGCTCTGTTGAGTTTAATATTTTGATCTATCCCATTTACGGCACGAGTTGATGTTCTTTGGTTGTTGGCAGTCCTACCATGTAAACCACCTTTAATGAGATTCTCCTGAATTATATTCATTGTTCTGTATGCATTGGTATGATCTTCGAGGTCTGCCGATCTTCTAATCTTTAATAAGTCAGTCGGTGTTATCGGTCTGTGTTGATCTTCATCATACTTCAATTCCATTGCAGCTTCTGATAATAGAGTTCGTTCATCGAATGACAATCTAGTGTTTAATAATTCGTCAACAACTTCATCAACCTTCTCAGTGTCCTTAACTATTGAGTAAGCTGCGTATATAACATCGTCTCTTATTTTGTCTTGGTTCCCACTATGCCTTACCCGGATATCTTCAATGATCTCACCAGTGACTTGATTGTTGAGGCATATATGTTCAATCAGGCCGGAGATCATTTGGTAACTTGATGTTTTGTCGTGACTGTTTACAAGTATAATTTCATGTGACCTTGGATTATTGGTTGCAATGTCGTTACACTGTCTCATTCTTATCATGTGTTTTGTATATTCTTCCTTACCTTCGATTCTACATCTTGATTGAGCGACGAAAAATGGTAGAAATCCTTCTTTCATTAATCCCTCAAGTATATAAGCAGTTGGTATATAGACGTATTTATCCGAACAGGTATTATATGGTTCCGTCGCATAGATTGAAGGTGCTACAGTCATCAATTGTTCATGCGTTAATGGAGTATTTCTTGCTTGTAGATAATTCGAATGTTTGAAATTTCCTTGACCTGCTAATTTAGTATGCATTTTCGTTACCTCCGGACCGGGACCTTATTGTCCCCGCGTCCTATAAAATTTTATTCGTTTTACTTTTAAAACATGTATTTTGTATAGATTAAATATATATTATTAATTTAAACTTGTCAACACTTTTTTTAAATTATTTTTAAATTATTTTTCGTTGTAAAAAAGTTTGCTACGCATGACAGCGTTTCAAGTCGGTTGCAAAATTATTTTTTAAAAAAGTATAGACAAAATAAATTTAAAAGTATATGCTTTATATATACAAAATATTTATTTTTAGGAGGTAACGACCATGAATAAAGTTAAATACAGAGTGAATAAGTACACCGTTCAGTTGGTACAAGAGAAGGTAATGGAGTCATTTATTGATGAATCGGCAGATGGGAGCGACAAAGTACAACAGATATTGAGACAGACCATGAATGTAAAGAGCTGGCACAACGAGAGATTTGGTGTGGTGCTGCTTAATTCTCAGAATGGTATTATCGGACTCAATATTATTTCAGAAGGAACCATTAATGAATCGGCAGTGTATGTTAGAGAAGTGGCACTCCTGGCACTATTGCATAATGCTTACAGTGTTATACTATTTCACAATCATCCAGGTGGTTCATTGACATTTAGTGGTGCTGATATTAATGTCACAAAGATAATCAAGGAAGGCCTGAAACTATTAAACATTGGAGTGCTAGACCATATACTTTTAGTTGAGAATGATTCTATATCAATGGCAGAGAGGGGAGATATTTGATGGATAATAAAATTTTAAATTATTGCAAGAAAAACAAATACGAAGTAGTGAAGGCGGTCAAAGGAATATTGATATATGTGCTTGAACCTGATTGGATTAAGACGGACAGATATTTTAGAAAGTGTGGATGTAATAGTTCTAGGATAGCTTGGGGAAATCCGGGAGTGCAAGATTTGAAAATATATCACTTTGAAGATATTGAAAATTGAGTGGAAGCTTAATGCTTCTTTTTTTTGTCCATTTCTTTGTGGTTCTAGTTCCGAAGGACAATATATGCATAGTTTTGCAGTGATTATTGTTGATCTGTGTGTATATTGACATAAATGTATGATTTCTACCTGAGAATTTGTAGCCTTGGTATACATTTGTTGGAAGTTATAGATTTGGAGAATAATAGCGCTGTCAAATACATCGAGCGACCGTTTCAAAACTGCATAAATATACAGAAAAATGTATAAATATACGCCACACCATCCATAAAACGCAGAAATATGCGTAATGTAATATACAGTCCAATGTATATTTATACATTCGGTTGACAATAACGCAAAAACTTTATGCATAATTATTCATAAATAAAATTTTAGTCATTTTCTTTTTTATAGAAATCGTAATAGTAATAAGTCATGGATATACAGACAGCATAGTGTCAATTCTATACCACCCAAGTACAAATCAAAACCAAAAACATCCCTTAAGTAGATCAAGTCTCAAATTATTTTAAACTGTCTTGTTGCTTAATGGGCTTTTGAACTTGATCATTACGGTTGTGACACGACCAATGATCAACATGAACAAATGAACATCCAGGTATTTACCATTTTCAACTTGCTCATTTAGTCAACTTGCTCATCAACTTGATCATATGAGCAACATGGCTATAATATAATAATATATATATATACAGCCCCAACTTGATCATTGGTAGGTTATAACCGTAAATTGATCAAATTGATAAAAAAAAGCTGTCAGCTATTTGGTAATTTGTAAATATGTTTGTATGTGTTTCAATTTGATCATCGATGATCAAGTTGATGATCAAGTTGAAATAAAATGATCAAGTTGAATTTATCCTATTAAAAGTTCCCAACACCATACCGTGCCTATTCTTGATGCCTTTATTATTTTGTCTTTTTTCAGTTTGTCTCTTGCTCTCCTGAAGGTAATTTGAGTTATATTGCTCTCTGCCTTCATAAAATCCTCAAGATTCTTTGATGGTACGGGATTTACACCGTTATTTGAGGTTTCGTTTAAGTAATTAAAGATTAATTCTTCAGCCTCTTGAAATTTAGTTTTTCCATCTTGATCATTTCCAACCAAATGTAAATCATTTTCGACCATTGTCATATCGACCCATCTTACAATTGGTTCATCTGTATCGGAACCACCAATAGTAAAAGCGAACCCTTTAATCTTTTTAGTATAATTTGCCTTTTGATGAAATAAATTGTGGACTTGATTTTTCTCGTCATATGCTACCTCAAGAACTGAGCGAGCTTTCCCGAACCAGTCAGAACTACCTTGTATTCTTTGGACTGACTTATTTCCACCTGCTTTATTGGTATGCTGTAGAACTATGACACAACAGTTTAAGACTTCAGCGATAGCATTTAGGAAACTTAAGACGGTTCTAATGTCATCCGAACTCATTACTATCTGTTTATCTGGACACATATCTTTCAACATATCATAGACAATCACATCCGGTTTGAACCCACACATTAATTTTATAGCATCATCATTGTTGTATGCTGGCGATTTATTTACCGCTTTAAAGTAGTCTCTGTCTGCATTGTTGCATTTTAAACGCTGGTTAAACATTTTCGTTTCATGATCTTCTGTATTGAAGTATACTATTCTTTTTTTATTTCTACTCCATTCACAACATTTGGCGATTACCGATAAAGACTTGGCAGCCCCTGAGTCACCAAAAACAACAGTCGTAAACCCTCTGGCAAAATATGGCTTTTCTATATACTCAATACTTTCAATACTGTAGTTAGTGGAAAATTCAACCTTATCGTCTATTAATATTTTATGTTTATTATATATTTCCACTAATAATCGATTTACTTCATTGTTTGCCAATGGTATAATATTAGTGTCCATAATCTACCCTTCCTTTAGGGAATTATTTTTCTTTATTCTTCAAAGGTCCATACCAAATAGTATCATCTTTGATTTTTGCAGTATTGTACATTCTGTCCTCGGCTTTATCTTTAAATTTATCGATTAAACATACTGCTTTTCTAAGATATTCTAGTTCTTTTTTAGTAACCAAAGGAGGGCTTTTCGGAGTAGGTTGATAACATATAGCATTAATTAAGTTATTTCTGATGTTTTTTATTTCATTTGCATAATTAATCCATTCGTCTTTATTTTTAGATACCATCACTATCATCCTTTCTTGGTTTTTCATTGAAATAAATATTTAAAACAGCATTAAAGAAGGCATTTTCTGATAAATTTAATTGCTCACATTCTTTCTTAATTTTTTTATCAAGTGTTTTTGCGATTCTGAATGACTTTGGCATTATCTCATTCCGTTCTATCTTCATTCTTATCACTCCTTCGACGATATTATATATCATATTAATTATAATATCAAACGATTTTCAAGAATTCGTCCAAAAGTTCTGGGTTAATGTTTATTGCTGCATTTGCTTGGTCGATTAACTTACTATACTCAGGGAAGAACTTTATTTTCTCATTAAGGGATGCTTTTGAATCGAAATAAACGTGCGCTTTTCTGACACGTTCCAATAATTTTACTTCATCTTCACTCAACTCCATGTTTAACACCTCCAAATTCACTCAACATATCAAGCATTTGGCGTATTTCAAGTAGTTTATAAAACTTTTCGTCTTGTTGTTCGGGTTTTTTATATTGTTTAAGTCGTTCATTCACTGCTTTGTACAAATCAATTGCAAACAATTGTGTGTAATTATAAGGTGCTTCGTTCTCGACATAGTTGTATTTCTTAAGAACTTTAAATTCTGCATTAAGCCCAAAATCTTGTATGATTAATTTTGCAGCTTCGGATTGTTTTATGTTCTTGATTGCAGCTAGAAGTGATACAGCGTCATTCCCTGATATTCCACATGCATAACATGTCCATACGCCAGAGTCAGGATAGATAACGAACGAAGGATATTTTTCTTTATGAACGGGACATAGTCCAGAGAGATACTTACCACGCTTTTTGAGTCTTGTGTAGCGGTCGGCAATTTGGACTGTTCTAATTTGTCGTGCTAATTCAAAAACAGACATAATATTAAACCTCATTTCTCAAGATATTGTTTGAACATTTAAAAGAGTGGTATAATATAGACATGGTGAATTCGTACTGGTTTTTCATTCAATCTATGTTACCTCTCTTCAAAAATTGCCTGGAGTAAAGTCCAGGCTTTTTGTTTTATAAAATCTTATAATAATCTTATACCATTCAATTTTAAATTCAAACAAAAGGTTGTATAATGTTTGTATAAAGTATATACGAAAGGAGGTCTTAAAATGTTATCGGCAAAACAAAAACTTTTTATTGAAAAATATGTCGAGACGGGAAACGCTATTGAAGCTTACATGATAGCGTATGACAAGACTGAGAAGGACCCAGGCATTATATCTAACGCAAATAGAGCATTAAGAATAAGGGATGTTAAAGCATGTCTTGACAAATTGCTTGACGAAAAAGCCCGTGAAGCTTACTTGAAAAGTCTTGATGAACCCGAAGTTCCTGTCAAGACCATACGAAGAAAAAGATCGCCAAGAAAACCAAAACCTCAACCTCTTAAGGGAAAAGAACTTAAACCTGCAAAGGATAACGTTTCTAAAATTGAGAATAACATTGACATCCCGGAAGATGATATTGAGGGAAACAGTGGCCCTGAAATTATGTCAGTAGTATACCGGGGATTATTAAAGCAACATAGTGTAGATGCATTGCAAACAATAATAGACATAATGAATGACCCTAAAACAAAAACGAATCACAGGATAGCAGCAGCAAGCATTGTGTTAGATCGTGCGATAGGTAAGATCAGTTTCGATTCTGTATTTGAGAATGAAGATTTGAACTGGATTAACGTTATCCCGGAAGAAGAAATCAAATGTCCCGATGACAAAGATTTAATTGTCCATTGGCAATCGCTTGAAAGGAAATATCGAAATGCCTAAAGCGAAGGTTATACTTGACGCAAAACTTGAATATTACAAATACCGCATAAAAGCCAGGGACTTAAACGACTTAGCAATGAGATCGGCGAAAGATTCATACCTGGATTATGTTAAGTATGTCCACAAAGGCCGTTGGATTCCAGCAAAACATCTTATTTACATATGCAAAAAAATTGATAAATTTATCAGTAACAAGTTATTTGATGACGATGGAAACTTGGTTAAGATACTTATAGTAAGACTTCCACCTCAACATGGGAAATCATGTACCATAACAGAGACATTACCGTCATATTACCTTGGTAAACATCCATATAACAGGGTTATTCAAATTTCATACAACGACACATATGCTCAGAGATTTGCAAGACGGAACCGGGAAAAAATAAAAGAATTTGGGAAAATCATGTTCGATATAGAAATATCAAAAGCAAAGGATTCGAACGAAGAATTTGAACTGACAAACAAGGTCGGAGCAATGATATCCAGAGGTATAATGTCTGGTATTACTGGTAATCCTGGTGATTTGATCGTTATTGATGACCCTATCAAAAACCGTGAAGAGGCAGACTCTGAGAATCACAGAGAGAAGCAATGGGATGAATGGTTGAACTCAATAAAGACTAGACTTTCAGCAGACGGAAAATGTATCTGTGTAATGACTCATTGGCATGAAGACGATTTATCAGGTAGGTTGGAGAGTTTTGAACATGATGTAATGGTTATAAGTATTCCATGTGAAGCTGAAGACAACGATATATTAGGCAGAAAAAGAGGACAGGCACTTTTCCCGGAGATCGGCAAGGACACAAAATGGAAGGATCGATTCAAGGAAACTTACATGAATGACCCCAAAGGCGGTTATCGTGCATGGTTGGCGTTATACCAACAAAGACCGATTGCAATGGAAGGTAATATGATCAAGCGTGTGTGGTGGAAGTACTGGAAGTTTCCAGGTACGGAAATGCCACCTATCACAATTAAGTTTACAGATGGAACATTTCAAAATGTATATGCTGAAGATTTACCAGACTACTTTGATGAACAACTGCAATCTTGGGATTGTGCTTTTAAGGATGCTGCGAAAAACGATTATGTATGCGGTGGTGTTTGGGGAAGACGAATTGCTTGTTATTATTTACTTGACTTGCTTAATGACCATATGGATTTCCCTAAGACAATTGATGCTATTTTGAATTTTTCGGAAGCGTGGCCGGACGCAACCAGGAAATTGATTGAGGATAAGGCGAACGGAACTGCAGTTATTCAATCTTTAAGGAAAAAGACTCCTGGTGTAATCGCAATAGAACCACAAGGAGGAAAGGAATCCAGGGTATCTGCGATTTCTCCTGCGATAGAGAGTGGAAACGTTTATATTCCTCATCCCTTATTATTCCATTGGGTGCATCCGTTTTTAGATCAATGCAGCAAGTTCCCACAAGGTACCAACGATGATATGGTTGATATGATGTCTCAGGCGTTGAATAAACTAATATACAAAACGCATGACACTTCCAAATTGGACGGAATAACAGGTAATTATTTCTTAATGGAATTGAGAATGAAAGGCTTGAAAGATTGGGAAATAAAAAAACTGGTAAAGGAGAAAAAAATAAAAATAATATGACGAACGGATTTATTTGGTTTTTTTCTATATCGGGTTTTGTTCTCGGTTTTTTGGGTCTTCTTGTTGGAGTATGGGATTTGACTGTTGACCTTGAGGATAGGGAACAGGATAAAAATGCTTTAACATATTCTGACGAGGGAGAAGGTGATAAAGAATGGAGAAGAAAAAATTCTGGATTGCTGAAGCGATTAAAAACCCTAATTCGTTACGCAAGAAGGCTTCCAAAGTAAAAGGAGGAATGACGAAAAGTGGTAATATCTCACAGGAATTCTTAGATACAAAATCTAAAGGCACAACTCAAAAGCAAAAGAATCTTGCTAAGACATTGAGTAAATTTTCAAAACGTAAATAATTTTACCCGTTAAATGTTTAAAAAGTTAATTAACGTGGTAAATTACAATCAGGAGAAAAAATAACATGTCAAAACAGTACAAGGTATGGTATAGAACTGACAAAGATTTCTATGTAAGAGATGGTGGCAAGGTTAAAATAGTGACAGCTCTTAACGGTAAAGATGCGAAAAAAATAGTCCAAATCATGTTCCCTGGTTGTAAGGTAACAACTGTTCGTTTAGTAAGTAAGTTCTATTAACCAGTAGGAAGGAAGTGATACATCATGCCGTTTAAATCTAATGCTCAAAGAAAATTTTTTAATGCAAACAAGGCCGAACTCGAAAAACAGGGAGTAAATGTTGACGAATACAACAATGCTTCTAAGGGTTTGAAACTCCCTGAACGTGCCAAAAAGAAGAAAACTAAAAAGAAATCGAAAGGCAAGTAAGGAGTATGGATAAAATTTTGTTATATGAAAAACCTTGCGATAAGGCAATGAAGATACTTTCAGAGAATTTCGAACTTGTGGATTCGAAGCAGGATGGAATTGTGGGGGCGTTTGTGAAGCTTAAAGGACTAACGTCCTCTATGATTCCGCTAAACTTGAAATTCATAGGTTGTCCATGTACGGATATAAGTCATATCCCTACGACTCTCAATGGAGAACTATACAATTATTCAATAGCAGGAACAACGAAAATACTCCATCTTGATAGTGAATGGAAGTCTAATAAAGGGTTAAGTATTACATCAACTGCGGAACATACAATTTCTTTAATGCTTCAAATAGCCAAATTGAAACAGATACAATTAAGTGGGAAGAGACTTGGAGTAATTGGACTTGGAAGAATAGGACGACAGGTTTATCATCTAGGTATGGCGTTGGGAATGGATGTTTCTTTCTATGATAACAAATGCAAGCCAGTAGACTGTGACTGCAATCTTGAATGTTATGGGATAGTATGTGAAAGTTTCATAGACTTTGGAAAAATTCTTCGTGAATCGGACATTATTTCTATTCATGTACCATTAAATTATCTTACCCACAATATGATAAACTGCATTCATTTTGCTCATATGAAAGACGGTGTTATAATTGTGAATACTTCCAGACCGGAAGTAATAGACGAAAAAGAACTTGCTATATCGATAGTGGATAGAAAGATTTGGTATACATCAGACTTTTACCCTGACAATGACGAGCCAAGAAGACATCATTTATGGTTAGATACTCAAATATGCTTCATAGAACAGAATGGGAATGCTGTATTTCCTGTTATCCAAACACCACATGTCGGAGGTAACAGTATTGAAGCAAGGGAAGCGACTGATATTTATATAGCAAATAAGATGGTAGACTACTGGAAAGGGATAAATAATGGTTAAAGTTATTGCACGTATAATGGGTCAATGCGAAGTTTCAGAAGAGATGATATTACTTTATGACGGGGACGTTAAGGAAATTGTTAGACATCAATTAATTAAATCTTTAGCGGAGCGAATAATAGAAGATATAGACGAACTTCCTGTACTGATAGAGTCATTTAAGGATAATACTTACACTATTAGCAATACAGTTAGGGCAAGTATACATATTATCGATATTGATGAATACAAGAGACTTAAAGAAATTGAAAAAGAATATGACTTATTGATAAGAGAGTACAAAACAGAGGGCAGACTAGATATTGGAAAGGAGTAAGAGTATGACAAACGAAATCAAAACCACCATTAAGAAAGCAATGATTTATGGTACGATATTCTTTGTGTTTTTCATTATAGGCGTAGGATTGGCCGATTCTAACCTAGAAGCACATACGGGAAATGTTTTTAGTGCTAACGTGCCAAGTAAAATAACCGTTAAGACTATTACACCAACACCAACACCGGGATTGATTTTACCTCTTAATGGTGGTTTTGTCTTTAGAATTGCACCTGAATTGCACCTGAATTGAAACCTGAACCGACAATCGAATCGACAAGTACTCCTACTCCTACTCCTATTCTTTTAAAAAAGGTTCAAAAATCAAAAACTCCAAAACCAACACCGAAACCAACTGTCATAATTACGACAATACCGACAACTGCAGTTACTGTTACTCCAACTTTCATAATTACACCAACTATAGTTACTGTTACGCCAACTCCGACATTAACACCAGTAATCACACATGAACCAACACCACCTATACCAACGTTTACGATAACGTGAAAGAGAGGAAAAACTATTGAACATTATTGAAGAAGAAGTTAAGACTTGCGCTTTATGCGGAAATGATAAGTTTGAATTGATATGGGATAGAGGGGAACGAAGGAAGCAAAAATTTGATAGGGCGGTCATGATAGAAACCAAAGACGGAAGATATATAAACTCAAAGAATTATATGTGTTGTAAATGTGGATTAGTATTTGTAAATCCAAAAGCAACAAAGATAAGCATGGATGAATATTATGTTGAACAATACCGTAAAGACTATAGTGCGAACATTAACGATGAAATGATGCACTCGAATAATGTTGTAAACTTTTTGAACACCATGACCCCAATGAAAGGGAAAAGTTTAGACATGGGGTGTGGGAATGGTTTTTTGGTAAAAGCACTCTCGCAAGAATTTAAAGCTTACGGGATTGACCAGAACAGGAAAGCGGTTGTTGAAGCTCAAAAACAAGGATTAAATGTCATAAAGTCCGATATAGCTGACTTTTATACTGATGACCGCTATGATCTGATAACAATTATTAACACACTAGAACATCAACACGATATTACTGCAGTTTTGGATAAGATAAACCAGTTATTAGCTCCGACAGGAAAGTTATTGGTTGTGGTCCCGAGTTTATATACAGGCAATATGCTTTGTCCTGTTGATGCATTCTTTTCATGCGCTCACTTGTATACGTTTGATACTAATACTATTGTTTTGTTCTTACTTAAAAGTTCTTTCAAAATAGAAATCGTAGAACATATATTTGAACCGGGTTTTGATAAGCTATATGTTGTTGCCAGCAAGATAGAGGTTGGTGGGAATGCGGAAATAACCGACAAAATTGATTATGTTGTGAACCCTGATATTTTAAAAACACGAATTAATGCATACGAATTTATCAAGAATTCTATGCTGTAAGTGAAAGGAGAAGAATACCATGAAAATGAAAGATAGTGATTTCAAAAGTTTTGTAAACGGTCAAGTTGTAGAATTTTTCAATACAAACAAATTGGCTGAAATTACCGTTAAGACCAGCAGTGGATGTAAAGCGAAAGTGACAATAGACAAAGACGGTGTAATACAAACAGAAATAACGGTAAAAGATACCATAGGTTAAGGGGGTGGTATTATGAGGACCTTAGAACAATACCTGCGTGAATGCTTACAAAATAAATCCATTGTTTTTGAGGTACTGGCAGAGATTAATCATAATGGTGATGTGGAAATAGGAATTGACAATGGAGACGGATATGGGTTGACTTTTGTTGTCCGTGAAAATATATTGTCAGGAGTTGATGACAATGACTAAAATTATTTTAGACGCATGTAATAATCACCTTAACAATAGAGACATAATAATCCAAATGATAAGGACGGCAGCGGAACTTGGCGCAGACTACGTTAAGTTCCAGGTATTTAAAGCAGACCATTTGAACAAAGACTATCCTAACTACAAAGAGACATATACTAACTATAAGAAATTAGAGCTTACGGAATCTGATTATTCGGACTTATTGGTTTTATGTAAGATGTACGGTATAAAATGCATGTTTACTGTGTTTCATAAGGATTTTGTTGATCACCTATATAATTGTGGAGCAAGTTACATTAAAATTGCAAGTCCAGAAGCAGACAATGTTGAGCTGTTGAAAGCAATAATCCTCAAGGGATTCAGTGAAATATTCATATCCTGCGGTATGATTGACTACAATCGTATTCGATTCTTAAGGGAAAGGACGCGGACAAAGTTATTGTATTGTGTAAGTATGTACCCTACACACCTCAAGGATATTGATTTTGATGAAATGCGTAACTTTGACGGATTTTCGGACCATACGATAGGTATACAGGCAGCAAAGAAAGCAATTGACCTTGATATAGGGTATATCGAACGACACTTCACATTAGGTAAATACTTACCAGGTAAAGACCATTTCTTCTCAAGTACTCCTGATGAAGTAAAGGAATTAATTGAATACCGGGATTTCAAGGAAAATATAAAAAACTATAAAAGGAGATTTAAAACATGAGTATGGAAGAAAACTTAAAAGAACTTAAAGAAAAGCTTGACAGACAGAGAGCGGAACTTAATAAAACAGAGGAACATATTGAAACTATTGAGAATATTGACACTGATATTTCAAATGATAATTACAATGAATCTTTATCCGAGGAAGATAGGGACGTTCATTCATTGCTTGTCCCTTCAACGGTAATATTCCCAGTTACAGAAGGTTTTGAGTGCGATGAACTTCAAGCGGAGTCTTTACCCGAAGAAGATAAACAGGGTGAACCGCTAACTGCTGTTGCGTCAACAAATTATTACCCGTCTACGGAAGATATTATGAGTGAGACACTTCAATCAGAACTTGACTCTGCTGCTATAAAATATGCCGTTCCGAATATACCAAAGACAGTTAAGAATTCTTTTCCACCATGCGTATGCGGAGGGAAAATTGACCCTTTCCAGAAAATTCACGGCCCTGTTACAGAAGGTCCAGTTCCCTGTGGTGTACCGGATGGTCCGAATGTGAAAATGGAGCAAGACGATCCGATCATACCCGTAAGGACAAGGGAGAAAGTTGCAATTGTGGGGTTCGCTAGGAGTTGGGTTAATGCACCATTCGGGGATAAATCCTTCGAGATTTGGGGTAGATGTATGCTCCACTTAGCAGAAATGTTAGGTTAAAAACTCTTTTAATTGCTGGAAACTCCTACCGATATGATATTATCGGGGACAATCAGCAGGTAAGCATATTGACTTTATAGTTCATTCAGTGTACAATACTTCTAAAGGGGTGACTTAAATGATTGAGTGGAAAGCTATAAAGGATTATGAAGGACTTTATGAAGTTTCAAATGATGGACAAATTCGCAGGATAAGTTATGAAAAAAGATGCCATAACTTAAGATACGAACTACCTAAAATCTTAAATACTTATAAAGATAAGAATAGTTATAACGTAATAAGATTATATAAAAATGGTATAGTAAGTAATTTAAGAATCGGTAGGTTAGTGGGTTTGTCTTTTGTAAAAGGGTATAAAGAAAATTACCAAATAAATCATGTAAACGGGAATAAAGCTGATGACAATTATAAAAACCTAGAATGGGTTACTGCTAGTGAAAATATAATTCATAAATTCGAAAAACTAGGAGTATGCAATAAGAATAATGCTAAATCAAAGATTGTAAAACAATATGACTTAAATGGTAATTTGTTAAAAGTATATCCTTCAACGCATGAAGTCTCAAGGCAAACAGGTTTTTCACAGAGTATGGTGGCAGCATGTTGCCGGGGCGAAATAAAAACTTTAAGGTCTTTCATATGGAAATATGAAACTTCAACGGCCATCCTGAAAGGGAGTACACCTAAGTAGGTGGAAATGGAGAGTATCCGAAAGGATAAAGATATGGTCTAATCTATACAGTAATGTATAGCAGTTCATAAGAGAACGGGTGCAAATTAACGACTTGCATTGAATGTAAATGATCAACGAATTATACAGGTATTTTGAACAAATGAAAGGTTCAAGAGCTTCAAGGTGGTTTGAAATACATAACCCGGAATCACCAAGCAAGGTTAATGAAAAACACCAAGAGTTCCTTAAGAATTCAAAAATACCTGTTTACATGTGGAAACATTACAAGCAATACCCGGCATCCGTCCCATATCCAAGAGAAGAAGTAAAGGCAATGATAAATGAGAACATGATTTATCCAGGAGGGACAATTGCAAGCGAGTTCATTAACATCGGAGCAAAGTTTAGTAACTTTAGTAATCAAATAACCTGGATGATTCTTCTTGCGATCTTAGAGGGATTTAAAGAGATTCATGTTTATGGTGTGGATATGGCTACCAGTGAAACAATTAAAACTGCCGATGGGAATGTTCAAGTTACAGGGGAATATGTTTGGCAACGTTCAAGTTGCGAAGCTGCGATTGGTTTTGCGTTAGGGCGTGGGGTAAAAGTGTTAATACCACAAAACTCCGAATTATGTAAGTTCCCTATGGACTATGGATTCGATACCGACAACCAAGTAAGGTGTACATTAAAAGCACGAAAAGAAGAGTTAAAGAAGCGGTTAAATAGTACTCGTCTGCAGGAGCAGCAATTATTAGGTCAACTTGACCAAGTTCATATGCAGATTGCAAGTTTATCGGGGTGTATCGGTGAATTAGCCTGGATGTTAGGGAATCATATAGTTTAAGGAGATAGACAATGGGTAGAATGTATTTTTGTGACGAATGCGGATATATGGAACCAATACCACATAATATTGAGTATAACCGTGTTCACGATGATGTTTTTGGTCCTGGGGTTCATCCGAGATTGGATGAATATAAATGTACATTTGGTTCTTGTTTGTTGTGTCCAAGATTTGTAGAACTTGTGGAAGTTTCTATACTCAACTTTGAACTAACCAGGGAAAAAGGCATAGATTACAAGATTTCTGGAAAGGAAAAGATATGAAGAATATCGCTATTGTAATTACAGCAAGACCGCATTACGCAAGGTTAAAAAGTGTTTTACGATCAATACAGGACCATCCCGACTTGAATCTGTTTTTATTCTTAGGTGGTTCTGCGTTGTTAGATAGGTTTGGACAGTTATCTGAGATAGTAAAAAAAGACGGTTTTGAGATATGTGAAGAATTGTATTTTACATTAGAGGGTGACTGTCCTTCCAATATGGTTGATTCAACCGCTCTGTTTGCAATACGTTTAAGCTCTATATTAAAGCAGTATGCAATTGACATACTATTTGTGCATGGTGATAGATATGAACAATTAGCTGCAGCATATACCGCAGCTTATATGAATATTACGGTTATACATAATCAGGGTGGCGAATTGTCAGGGTCTATTGATAACAAAGTTCGAAATGCTATATCTCAATTAGCTGACTATCATTTTGTATCGAACAACGAAGCTCTTATAAGATTGTCGATTATGACTCAAAATATACGTAGTGGCATTTACAACGTTGGATGTCCGTCTATAGATATTTGTGAATACGTTTCAACTCTGCCTTTTGATATAGAGTACTTAAATTCATTAAATGAGAAATACGGTGGTGTTGGGCTTAAGATTGATTATAGCAGGAACTTCATCATAGTTATTTTCCATCCAGACACAACGGAAAGCAGATTTGAGATAAATAAACAAATAAGAATATTGGCTAATGCCGTGGATATAACCGAGCAAGTCCTTTGGTTGTGGCCGAATGTTGACGCTGGTACGGACGAGATTTCCGGGATAATAAGAAGATACCGTGAGAATGGAATGTTGAAGAATGTTCGGATGGTAAAAAACATGGAACCGGAAGACTTTTTACGCTTAATGAATATTTGTTATTGCTTGGTCGGGAATACGTCGGTCGGAATACGAGAGGGTTCGTACTTGGGAACACCGTATGTTTGTATATCAGATAGGCAACATGACAGAGACGCAGACCAGAACACGACTTTTTGTAAGATGGATGAATCGGAAATATTGAATACGATATATATAATCGGCGGTCAGAAATTTCCACGTAGTTTCTTATATGGTGATGGGACAAGTGGTCAACGAATCGCCGAAATAATAGCCACTCAATTAAATTTAGGGAGGTAATGATGGTACATTCAAGAAAGAAAGATAAGTTAATTATATTAGGCATGGTCAATACATGGAAAGAAGCACCAATACCTACCGGAGAATATGACGTATGGGCCATGAATTCATCTTGGCTATTGTTTGAAAACGCAATAAAGGAAAGCGAGATTGAATATGACCCGTTGGATTATATTACATTATGGTGGGAAATACACACATTAGAAACTAGATCAGAAGACCATCAGGATTGGTTAAAAAATAAGACGAATACTATCCCGGTAATGATGCAGAAACATTATGATGAAGTTCCTCATAGCATTGAATACCCTATCAATGAAGTTGTGGCATATTTTGATAGACGGTACTTTTTATGTACTATGAACTATCAAATTGCCTGGGCGATAATGCTTGGGTATAAAGAAATATCAATGTACGGGTTTAGTATGTTAATGTCGGATGACTTAATCCAGAAATGGTCGGTCGAATACTGGCTAGGGCGTGCGGAATCAAGTTGTATAAAAATAGTATTACCGGAAAGTTGTGACTTGCTTAAGAGTCCGAGTTTGTACGGATATGAAGCAGTAAATACAGTCGGAGTCTGGATGCAACGCTATATAAACGCCAAGAAAAGTTCGGTGCTTACAAGAGTCAGTGAAAGCACCTCAATTCTTCGTAACCTTGTGATAGACATGTTAATAGCACATAATGACTTAGATATAATTTTTAGGGATAGTCAGCGATTTATGAAGGAGATATATGCACGACACGGATTATATCCGTTGGAGAATGGTAAATGGGAAGGAGAGGATTTTTAATGAGTAACGGTAAACCGGGTGAGGTTATAAGCTATTTCGTAATTACTTCAAGAGAAGACGGGATTGATGTTCAAGAAGGTGATGAAGGTATAGTAAGGCAGTACATTGAACCAGATGAAGACGGGTGCTTTTATGCAGGGAAACCGGAAATTTTAGATCATGTCCCTGAAATTATTGATGGATTTTTTGCAAATACAGGGAATACAATGGATGAGAGAACACCTATAATAATCATTAAAGGTAAAATAATTGTTCCGAAGCCAAAACAGACTGTAACGGAATATGAGATTGAATAGGGAGTGAGTAAATGGATAAAAGTTTATTAATGCAGTTAAAGTTGTTAAGAGACTTACAAGGACAAACAGGAACTATAGATCAGGGCCCTTACATGGTGGGGCTATATAATGGACTGGAATTAGCAATATCGATTATTGAAGATCGGGACCCGGTATTTAAATGCACTGAGCCAAGCATGAAACGTATATGTAAAGATTTTTTAAATGAATTACAGGATGATAGTTTATTGATAGGGTATTAGTCGAACGTAGCAATGTTATTGCATGACCGACATGGAATTCTTGACCATGAAAAAAGAAATAATGCAGCTATAGATATTCTGAATTTGATATTAGACGGGAACTTAAAAAGGGTAGATTAAAGGAGTGAGATTCTTGAATATAGTTGGCATCATACCAGCACGTGGGGGAAGCAAAACAATACCTGATAAGAATATTTACAAGATAAATGGAGTTCCGATGATAGAATATACTGTCAATGCAGTAAAGTCTTCGATGCTTGATGAATGGTTTGTTTTTACTGACAAATACGGCAATTATCAAACGCTTAATATTAAACGTCCACCAACACTATCAAGGGATGACACTCCTATGTGTGCCACTATTAAAGAAGCGGTGAAGTTGTATGAGTCGGCGTTTTCTTTGAACGGGTATATTGATGCGGTAATGATATTACAACCAACAAGCCCATTAAGAACGAAGGATGACATTAATTATGCCTTATTCCAATGGCTGAACGAACAGTCTAAAAGGCCGAACAAACAATGCTTGGTTAGCGTAACCGAAACATACAACCAACGAAAACTTTATAAGAGAACTCTTGACGGGTATAAATCCTTTGAAATGGGAGAATATGATAAGAGCTTAGATAACATGCTCATAAGGAACTCAGCGATTTTTATTACAAGTCGTGCTTTGATTGACTCTGGTTGTATACTTGATGATAATCCATCGTTCTTTTTAATGCCAAAGTTGCGGTCTGTGGACATAGATACAATGGAGGACATATTTTTATGTGAGGCATTGCTTAAGGCAGGTGTTTTGAATGGACCTTGATATATTTGTATATTTACTGATTGCTGCAATTGTTATATTAACAGAAGTGTATGAATATCGTATTATTGAAAAAAGAATGTCACGCATGGACAAACGGTTAGATAAAGTTGATATTGTAATTAATGATATAAAATGTTCTATGAGTGATTTAGTTAAAATGACAGAAGCTAAATTAAAAGAGTATCAGTCGAAGGTTACTTCATCCGATATTAAATTAAGAGATTATCAAATAAAAATGCGTGAAGATAAGATATACAACGAAACGAACAGGAAATATATAATTGAAATTCAGGATAAAATTAAGGATTTGAACTCAAGGATTATTGTGATCGAAACGGTAAAGCCTCCACGGAAAGATTTATACTCTGACTATAGGGACCCGGTTACAAGGAGGCTTAAAGGTTCTAAAAATGGATAACAAATATATACTTTGTCCTAATTGTGTAAAATTAAAACTACCACATCCACGAATTTTAGGTAGACTTCTATCAGGAGACATCTTGATTTTTCCTTCGACTTGTATTAATATAGATAATATAAATACTGGTGAACCAATTGAAATTTTTTGCGACAAATGCAAACTGTATACAACGCTGTTGAGGTGCGATAGCAGGATAACAACTTAATATAATTGCAATATTGAGCCCCTTGAGGCCGTTTAAATAACGGCCTTTTTGTGTGTAAAAATGTTTTATGAGGTGACTAAATGCCAAACAAGTATGATATAACGAAAATTGATAGCGAAGCTAATTATGCTAGGAAACGTGAGTTCATGACTGACGAGGAAACAAATCGTGTTCAGGACTACATATCCGAGGTTAATTTGAACATTGGTGATATGTCTGCAATGTATGCCGAATATGCGGACATTGAAGAATATTATCAAAACGATCAAGAAGAAAAACCAAAACAGCCGAACACTAAGATAAATATATTAGTTGCAAATATAGAGGGTCAAGCTGCAATGGTAATTGAGCAAAATATGGCAGTAACAACGGTTGGAGAGTCGGCAGGTGATGAAGAATTCGCTGAAGATGCTAGAATAGGTCTTGAGTGGGCGTATAGAAAAAACAGATTCAAGACTCCTTTTCGGACGTTTGTTAGAAGATTCTTAAAGTTTGGGATTGGCATCTTCTCGCTGAACTTTGAACCGGAAGCTTTAAATGGTTTCGGTCTTGTAAAAATAAAAACAATACCAGTTAATTGTCTATTGATTGACCGGAACATAACCAATATTGCAGATTATCAGGAAGCTGATTTTATTGCTCAGATCATACCGAAGGTATCAAAAAAGAAATTCATTGAGATATACGGAAAAGAAAAGGCAGCGACAGTTAATTTTGGTCAGTATGCTATTGAGGATGAAGTATTTAAAGTTGATACCGTACACAATTATAATACTGTATCTATTATAAAATGGTGGAGTCGTAAAGATGGGAAGTTAAGGCTTGAAGAATTTTCAGGGTGCGGAGTTTTATTACTTGATTCACACAAAGGAATGAACCGAAAAGCAAATCAGAAAAAATTACAGGTAACGCCAAAATCATATCACAAATTTGTCAACGATAAGTACCCGATTTTTATTGCAGGACTTTATGAACGCGAAGGTTCTTTTTGGCCGTTCGGAGACGGAAAATTGCTCTTACCGTTGCAGGAATTATTAAATGAATTATTTGATAAGATTCGGATATGCAGTAGACCAAACTTGATCTTGTATGATATAAACACTGAGCTTGATTTGGATGATGTTGACGAGAACACGTTAAAGCCTAGACCTTATGATGGTTCGGCTGGCAATACTCCAGCACATTCAATCCAATTCGGTCAGGTGAACCCTGATTGGTGGAGACTTATCAACGAGATATATAAAGCAGCCCAAAAGGTTTGTAGATTTTCAGAACTTATGACGGGCCAACAAAAAGCAGCAGATACAGCAACGGAAGCAGCGATTCAACAACAACAAGGTAACGTTGCAACCGATGATAAGAAGGGTATTATTCAACCAGTATTAATTGAAATGAGCGAATACATGTTAGGCTTAATGATGGAGAATTACACGGAAGGAAAGAGCTTTTCCACTAAGGGCGAAAAAGAATATAAGTGGGTTGATTTTCGTGAAATGTCCAATGTCCCGGTAAAAATACCTGCAACCGAAAAATTCAAAACAGAATACGGGAAAAATAATCCCGGTACTGAAATTCCTAAGTGGCAGTTATTGACGGACGCAAAAGGGGACCCATTAACGAAAAATATTGATCTTGATATTGATATAGACATCGGTCAAGGTCTACCGAAGAATAAAGCGTTTCTTACGAAATTCTTCACTGATATTTCAAAGGTAGTTTTGATCTCTGAAGACGGGACACAAAAACCAGTTGTATACTGGGAAGAATTCAGGAAGTTCCTTAAAGATTATGTCGGTCTTCCATTATCGGAGGATGAATTGAAAAACATAATGACTCAACCAATGCCACAAAATCCGATGCAACCAGGACAAGGCCAGCAAGTACCGCAGTTAGTACCTCAACCGGGACAAGCTCAAGGAGGACAACCTCAACCTTCAGCAAATGCAGAGGGTATGACTGCTAATAATGCGCCACAACAGGGAGCTAATAACCTTATTAGGGGGAAATTCTAATGGCGACAGTAGGACAACACAACCAAATCATAAAAACTGTTTTTGATGGTAGCAAGCATTTAAAGCATGTTTTATCCTCACAGGAAATAAACAAGATGGCAATGATAGAGGCACGTTACCCTGTGTCTAGGTTGCCTGTTTGTGGACATTGTGAAAAATTGGCGTACTGGTATCACAATCATACTGCTTGGTGTCCTACATGTGGAACATACACCATGAAACCGATAACATATGCAGATTATCTCGCTTCTGGGTTTGATACGGATGGAGTGACAGCAAAACGAATGTTGGATTTTGAAAAGAAAAGAAAGAAAAGGAACCGGATATTACCGGAATATGGTGAATGATAATGGATGGTAAGGAAGTAGTGGAAGGATTAAATAATATGGATGACGCAAGCGTGTTGGAAAAAACGACTAAGAATACAAGAGAACGAATGAAGGAAGATGATTATATCCCAAAAGCAAAGGCATTGGGATGGAAGGCAGAACTAGACGCATTAAGAAGAGAGAAGTTGAAAAACGAAATTGCTGCAGTCAAGAATGAGATAATTGAAAAAGTTGAAAGTAATAAATCAAGATTTGATCTTAAAGATAAAATGATTATACTGAACGCAACACTGATTGACGGGGTTGATTATTCAGATTTGAATAACTTTAAGATAAAGAAATTAAGTCAATCAGGTGAATATGGTTTTGGACCGGACTTCTACGGAGGTATTGTAAATTATGTTGCGGAAATACAGGATAAACCATTTCTTATCTTAATGAATGATTTTGATGGTTTGAAGGTTATTGATGTCATGGTTAGAAGTATTAGTGACATCAGTATAATGTGGTTGAGAAAACTTGCGAAACAAAAGCTTCCGAAAAACACAGACATTACGTTTGAGGAAGATACGAGCAAGGATGATATATTGCAGATTTTAATTGAGAAATGTCTCGTATTGACTTTTGAAAATAAGTTTGACAAAAAGGAAAATACAACGATTATTGACTTAAGGAAAGACCCAAGTTACGCCTTACCTATGGTCAATGTTGTTAAATAAGTCTAAGACGCTATTGACTTAAAACACTGCGTCTATCGGGAGGAACCCGTATAAAACTTATTACGTGAAGACGGTTAAACTAAAGGAGATTACTATGAGTTACTTTGAAGTTTTTAAAACACCTTTTTATGACACGACTGACAATGGTGGGGGAACTGGCGAACAAACAAAAGATCAGGGTGAACAAACAAATAATCAACAAGCTGACGATAAAGTGACCGGGGATGAAGGAACCGATAAAAGCGAAGATAACAAACAAGACGATAGGACAGGTGACTTCATACCAAAATCAACAGCCCTTAAGTGGAAAAGAGAATTGAACGAATTGAGGCGTGAGAAATCTAAACGGGACGCTATGGACTTTGACAAGAATATTCAGACCAACATGGAAAATATTCGGTCAATGTGTAAAGAAAAGGGATATGATGATGACTTTACGGATATAATTACACAGGGGTTCAAGCCTTTATACGAAGCAATTCCACGCAAGGGTGACGAAATAGACCAGGAAGTTGAAGATGAAGTATTGGAATACAGTAACCCTGAAATCATTAAATACAAAAAAGATATTGCCGACACAGTCAGGAAATATCGTAAAGTAGACGAAAATTTTTCTGTTGAACAGGCAATAAGACTTTTACCCGTTACATTTAAGCCCGTTAATGAGAAGGATTTAAAAACACAAATTGAGCAAGAAAACCTTTTGTCGAGAAGGAACCAGGAAGGTAAAACGATTAATACATCCGGGTCTGTTCCATTAAAGGATGAAATTGTCCTTAGTGAAGATGATAAAAGAATTCTTGAAATGATGAAAAGAAATAGACCGGACCGTAGTTGGGACGCAAAGAAATACGTACAAATGAAAAGCAATCAATTACCGCAAAAATCTTAAAAAGATAGGAGTGATATAAATGTGGAGACTATTAAATAAAGGAATACAGGATAAATTCCTTAGCATGATACCTAGTAATGACAGTACTTATTACTGTCCTACAGGTGGAGGGACAACAGGTAGTAGCGATATTGGAAGATTAATGATGTATTCTTCTAATACAGGTGCTTGCCTTGGTTCTTCTGATTTCAAGATAACAGGAAACAAAATTGCAGGTATACTTGTAGACGTTGAGTGTGAACTTGATTATTCAAGTTGTGCAACGAATGGAAGTACTGCTTGTCGTTATAAGGTCCAACCTATTTATCCTGGTGATATGCTTGAGGTTGACTATTCGACACTGTCTAGCGCTGGAGATACGAATTTAGGTTCAACTTGGGCGCCTACGACAAACTGCACAGGTGATTTGCATACCACGAATATCGGTATGTATTATAACCCTGGCAACTCGTCTGCATCAACAAATCCTGCAAAATTTGCATTGATGGCATCGGTTCTCAATGTGACTACAGGTTTAAATGCCCCAAGTACATACGGTTACAATTTTATGCTGGTTGATTACAGCACGGTAACTAAGAGAGCAACCGTTATGTATGGAAACGATATCAGAATCTGTTCTTAAGAAATATTAACAAGAAAGGAGATGGATTTAAATGGCAACTACATTAACGAATGATATTTCCAGAGCGCTTGAAGTTGATATCACTGACTTCTTTATGGAAAATTTCAATACTTATCCTCAAGAATGGTCAGGATTTTGTGAACTAAGAAAAGCGACAAAGGAAACCATGAAATATGATTCAATGGGTAACATCGGGGCAGCAAGTATTAAAACCGAGAACGATGTTATTACTTATAGAAAAATAGATCAAGCTTATCAAACATCAGTCTCAATGAAGACGATCACAAATGGTATTGCTTTTTCACTTGAAGCAAAAACTTATGACCAATACCAGGTTACAGTAGAATCACAGTCGAAGGAACTTGCTAGAACTATGGCAGAATTCAAGGAGTACAGGGTTATCCGTTGGCTTGATAATGCAACAACCGCTGGTTATGCATTAGCGGATGGTCAACCAATGGCTACCAATACCAGAGTTTGCAAAAATTCGGCAGCGACTAATGATACTTATGCTACGGCGAGCAGTTTAAAGACACCTGAGAATCACAAAACCATGATTAAGATGTTTGCGGATTTCAAAAATCATGCAGGAGGTCCAATGCGTACATACCCGACCGATGGCGTAGCTCACAGATACAACATGGGAGATATAGAAGAAGTTTATCGTTCAGAAAATAAAGCACAAGAATTCTCAAACACACGGAATGTTCTAGGTAACATCAATTGGCATTACTCTACTTACATGACTGACACAAATGCATGGATGATGCTTGATAAGAATTTTCCTCACATAATCCTGGTACAATATGGTGGTTTGGAGAAGAACGCAAACGAAGATACTAAGGATACACTTGCTTTCTATTACAATACCGTCGAAATGTACGACACTGGGTGTATTCCTAATATTGGCTTGATTTGGAACGATGGCGCGTAATGACGGTGCATGAAAATATTGACATTACAAACTTATAAGGATATAATATAGCCAATAATATTGAAAGGGGTTTATATTATGTCCAGACAGGTTAGGAGTGTTTTAAAATCAATTGTTGGGTTAAAATTTGGGAGATGGTTAGTTCTTGAACACGATATTGAAAATTCACTTAATAGAAAGACGCTTTATATTTGTAAATGTGATTGCGGGATTATAAGATCGGTTAGGTCTGACATGCTAAAAAGTGGCAGATCAGTGTCGTGTGGTTGTCATAAGAAACAAAGAATGTCAGATGCATGGAAAACGCATGGATTAACAGATCACCCTTTAATGAAAAAATGGATTTCAATAAAACAACGTTGTTACAACCTAAATAATTCTCGTTATAAGAATTATGGTGGTAGAGGAATAGAAGTATGTGATGAATGGAAGGATAATTTCAAAGCGTTTTACGATTGGTGTTTAGCAAATAATTATTCTTCCAATCTCACAATTGACAGAATCAATAATAATGGTAATTACGAACCCAACAATTGCAGATTTATAAGTAACAAAAAGCAACAACTTAATAAGTCCACTAACCATTATGTGACCATAGGCGAAATCTCGTTAACGATAAAAGAATGGTGTGATAGATACCATATCAACCGAAACACATTTGTCTGGAGATTACGTAACGGTTGGAACGGAAAGGATTTATTGAGAAAAGTTTAAAATATGCAAGTCAAGGGAGGAGGATGAAAAATGGCTTACGTTATGGCAAATGACCAGGATTTCTATACACAACATGATTCAACGTCAAGGAAATTATTTGATAGTTCTGGTAATATAACAGCAAATAAACTTTACGGCGGAACAACAAGCCTTCAAATAGCAAGTTCGGCAGGCATTTTGTATCAAAATAATTCAGAGATTACCGCAAGTGCAGCAGAATTGAACAATACTTCTCATATGACACAGGTTCAAATAATGACATCCGGTGTTGGCACAAGTGCAGCTCAAATAACAGGTTACGGTGTAACTGTAGTTAATGGTGATACAGGATGCAGCTTGCAAATGGGCGCACCGCCTTACGTTGGACATATAAAAACTCTCATATTTAATCAAGGTTCAAGTATCGCAAGAACTATCGATTCGACTAATACTACAGGTTCAAGCGGTAATGATAGAGGATGGAGTTTTTTCAGTGTTGCAGCGACAAACAGCTCAGGTATAGTATTTTCAAGTGCATCAACAAAACCGTTTGCGATTCAGTTTGTCGCAATGACTACTAAACAATGGATTCCTATAGGACCATCAAATTCGAGCGGAATATGTAATTATTCGCTTGCAACAACATAAACAAGGGGTCTTTCGACCCCTATCTTTATTTTAGGAGGGAATTTTATGCCTTTTTTAAAGCAAAATTTTAGACCAATAATGTCTATGACATCAACAGTTGCAAGTACTTCTGCAAGCGTGGCAAATAGTACGCTGGATTACCGTGTATATGGAGAAAACTTTGACTGTACAATAATAGCTAGTACGGGGAACTTTTGGATTGATCCGACGACTACAGCAACAACAAATTCTTTCCCTTTGTCCGAAGGAGATTCAATAGATTTACAAGTACCTAAAACGCTTTATACTATTGCAGATTCAACAACAGCAAAATTCAGTGCTATAATTTGGGGGTGATAACGTGATTGGATCAAGACCTGTTAACACAGGTATATTAAAAAAGTTTTTAATGTTTTCTAGAAATCTATTTAGTACGGTAAGCATATCTTCGAATTATTCTCTTGCTGACGCAGTAGCATGGGCTGTTGCAAACGGCGGTGGTGAAATTGTCGTGCCTGTTGGCACTCATGCGATGAGTGCTAATGTGACTATACCGGCATCGTGTACGCTGAAATTTGTGCCGGGGGCGATGATAGATACAACAGGGTTTACGTTGACTGTAAATGGAACTATTGACGCTGGACTGTATCAGATATTTACAGGTAGTGGCACAATAGCGCTTAATCAATTTAAAAATAACTCAATATATCCTGAATGGTGGGGAGCAATAGGGGACAATAGTACAGATGATACGTCTGCAATACAAACATGTCTCAATTATTTTACAAATACATCAATGAGTTATTACGGAGATCTAATATTTACTAATAAGTATAAAATTACAGACGCTTTAGTAATAGGTAAAATATCAAATAAAAATATTAGAGGGTTATCTGTATCTACAACAATAACTCAATTTACAGACGATAAAGCAATATTCAGATTAATTACACCTGGTGTTCATGATTTTATTATTGATAACCTAACATTAACATGGAATACTCAGCAAACATCAGCACACACAGCGTCAATAGGAATTGAATTTAACGACGCTGCGGGAAGCGCATTATCGTATTATAGATTTAAAATATCTAATATGTTAATTTCAAAGTGTGCATACGGAACTAAAATAACAGGTACTGGACAAAATCCCGTATGGTCTATGACTATGGACAGAGTATTGATTATATATCCTGCTATTACTGGTATACACCTTGTAAGTCCTACATCGGCAGGAATGCCAAACAATAGTTTTTATGATTGCATGATATGGAATGAAACATCTGCAAATAGCAGTTTTCAAATTTATCTTGATGCACAGACAGGATTTCAATTTGTTAATATGAACATGCAGGGCAATGCATATAAAGATATGGTGCGTATAGTTAATTCCTACGGAACGTTTGATGGATTACACATTGAAAACGCTGTGTTTAATAATCCTGGAAGTTATTGCAGAGCATTTTTTATTAGCGGCGGTAATGTCGCAATAAGAAATGTAAACGCATCACCGTTGACAATGACGGATGGAACGTGGTTTGGGTTTGTGCATGGTGAATTCAGTGGAGCAGCAGCAAAAATTACACTTGAAAATATTAAGCTTAATCAATCTGGTGGTGGAATACCTCTTATGTATGTATGCGTAGGGACGGTTGGAGAATCGGATGTTACAATTAAACAAATACAGCATAACCTAACAAGTATAGTGGATGAGGCAACTACAAAAAGACAAAATGTACACACAACACCTATTCGATCATTGCAAAATGTTACATTCGCAGAAATCGCAGCAGGAGCATACGGTACAGTTGCGTTAACCGTAACGGGAGCATTAGCATTAGATCAGGCAATCGCTTCACCACCTACAGCATTGGAGGCTGGATTAATTTTAATGCCGGCAAGAGTTACGGCAGCGAATACGGTTACAATAACATTATATAACAGTACGGTAGGAGCAATAACTCCAGCGGTGGCATATTGGGGAATAGCGGTAGGAAAGTTTTAAAACGCTTGACGAAATGTACAAAGTGCAGCCGAGAGGCATCAATAACATAAGGTGAATACGATGCAAACGACGAAAACTAAATACAAAGTTAATATAGACTCCAAGGTATTCAACGCAGCGTATAAGCCATACTTGAAACAGTCATGAAACATAAAAGGAGTACAAGTAGATGAAATATATACCGTGGAAAAATGATGGTTCGAAAATAAAAAAAATATTAAGATCGTATGGTGACGGCATTAACACGTTTCTTAATCCGTTCGATATTGGCGAATCGGAATTAATAGACAGTGTCAATATGTGTTCGGATAATTATCCTGACATTTCAGTTAGGACTGACCGTGTTAGTATGTCATCAATGCCACTATTGTCCTCTGCTGTTACTGCTTGCGGTGTATACAATGATGAATATTTACATGTACTGGTTGACGATAACTGGTATTTCATGAAACCTTCCGAAAACGCATGGACTCAATTAACGAGTGCATTTACAACCGATTCCACACAAGCAAGTACAGCAAAGGGTAAATTTGTAGAATACAGTCAACAGACAAAACGGTATTTGGTCTTAGCGAACGCTGACAGTTCAGCAAAATTGAACTGGGCTTATGATGGTACAACAACATTAGTTCCATTAACGAGTAATAGCCCTAGATCAGATATGTATGTTTCGCACCGGGACAGACTTTGGGGCGTAAATAGTAACAAAAGATCAGTCCAATTTTCCGCATTAGGGAATCCTTTAGATTGGATAACATCATTGAACGCAGGTAACAGGGATTTAACTAAAGCCAAAGGTCCTATAACAGCAATTACTTCTTTTATGGACCATATTGTAGTTTGGACAGATTCTCAAATGTTTGAGATATACGGCAACGAACCGATAAATTTCCAGGTTGTAGATATTTCAAAGAATATTGGTTGTATTAATAATAACTGTTATACGGAATGTGGTGGCATATTATACTTTGCTGACCGACAAGGGATATATGCATATAACGGAGGTACTCCAAAGTTAATTAGTGACCCGGTTAATAAATATTTTCAGATCGGGATTGCTTCGGATTATTTTTCCATGTCAGTTAAGGGTAACAAGGTTTATTTTATTATTAACCACTGGGCCACGACAGCGAAATTATTTTTAGTTTACGATACTAAGTATGGGAAATGGCATCGGGAAGCCGGGACATATTATGCTCTCGTAAATATTGCAGGTGAGTTATACGGCCAAACTGTATTGTTTGGGTTCGACAATCTGAATAGTACTGCGAAAACAGGCATTGATAATTCAACCGCAATTGATTGGTATTTTGAAACTAAAAACTATAACAATCAAGTACTTGACATGAACATGAGTGTAAATGAATCTTGGCTTTTACATCAGGGGTCAAGTAAAGCAACTATGCAGATATTATTTTCAACTAATGCATCAACAGCAGGAAATTATTCAACTTTAATGAGTGCAACTGACTTTTCGTCAGCGTCAACAGAATTTGTCAGGACCCCGACATTTTTACCTTTAGACGAATTGAACGATCAACCTTTTTATCGTCTAAAATACGCCGGGACAGGGTACAAACGAATACACATGTTCCAAATGAACACTTTAATTTATGGTGATGATGCTTAAGGGGAGGGTTTGAAATGCCAGAAACTTTTCAATCGGTAATAGATTATGTAAATGAGGTATACCCAAACAGATTGAATTCCACAACTATTATAACGATAATAAACAGGGAGTGTAGAAAGTTATACCCTTATTTGACAAATAGTACTATCAACAGCACAACAATCACAACCACGAGCGATTATGGATTATACCCATTACCTACGACCAATGTCCATTTCGACATGATAGAATCTGTACATGTGGGTGATTCTACTGCTGGTAGTACAACAATATACCAACCGTATGAGTATGCTCCTAGTACTGATGCATTGGGCGATTATTCATTTTATAATCCATTAGACAACCATATTGGCATATTCCCCGAACCGACAACGGCAGCATTGCCGATATTGATAAGGTATCGTGAACCTCCTGTTACCATATTAGCAGCATCAGACACTACAACTTATATGAATTTTGATGAAGATTTGACTGAAGTTTTGATAAATAATGTATTGTCCAGGATAGCAAAGTCGGGGAATTTCCCGAGGGTAACACTTGCGAATAATTATACGGTTGATGGGATTGTAGGCAAAAAAGATATGATGTTGAGGGACGCAAAAAAGAAGCAGAAAGACCCTAATGAAAGCAAGTATGATTGGAGAGATTGGGTGAATAAATAATGGCCGACATGCTTTTTAATTACAATCCTGATGCAGGTGTTCAGGACCAGTTGGTAAGATTATACCGTGACATGAATTGGTACATGACAAATTTGAATCATCAAAATGTGAGACAATTATACACTGAGTTTTGCGATATTAGAAGCGAAGCAGGTGAAACGGTTATTGATGGTCCACAAATCCTCATGTATTCCGCTACTGACTCAACAACATTAAGACTCGAAGCTGGATATAACGGTTCACAATTTGTATTTAAACTATATAATGCTGCTGGTGACGAAAGTATTTATCTTGATAGTTCGGGGGATGTAGTGTTCGGGGGAAGTTTAAGGACCTCCGAAGAAGCTTATATTGGCAGAAACATATATATAAACAATGCAACGGATGGTGTAAGCACGAGTGTATATAGAGGTATGTATATTGATTATGGCACGACTCATCAAGTTGCATTAGTCAATGATGCTTCCGGTGGTGCTTTTAGGATAAATTTTTATGCAGCAGGAATGATTTATGGAAATAACATAGCAATAAGATCAAGCGCACCTGGGCCTCCAGGTGGTCAAGTTGTAATAGATTCAACTTATGGGAGTGTTTACCTTCAAGCAGCAAGCTACATCGGGGTATACGGACGAGAAGCAGTTGAGCTTAATAGTACTGTGGGTTCAATATATTTAAATGCTTCGAGTTGGATAATTGGAAATTGTAAAGCTATGGTGTTCCATTGTTCTGGTGGAGATATAACTTTAGACGCTACAGGTGGCAATATCGTGTTGAAATCATCAAGGGTCTGCATTGATGGAACCGCTACAACAGACAGAATAGTTAAAGGAACCCTTTGGGACAATTGGGTTCCAACGTATACTTGGACGGGAGGAACCCCAGGAGCAGTTCAAGTTAATGTTGCACGATATAGAATTTTTGAACGTAATTGTTGGTTTAAAATTGATTATGAATTCAGAACTAAAATAGGAGGACCAATAACAGATGTTAGTATAACGTTCCCAAGGGCTGCCAGTACGGTATTTACTCAAACGTTCAATTGTTACTTGACGATAAATTCAACATATGGTATAAGACCGCATTTATGTTTTGGGTCATCAGATGGTGATGTGATAATGTTTAACAACTTTCCATCTATTTCAACATCTACTGAGATTACCCGACTATTTATTGAAGGCATGTATGAAACTACATAATTTATATAACGCAGGGTTGAGAAGCGGTATCTCGCTGGTTTCATAATCCAGTTATCGAGGGTTCGAATCCCTCTCCTGCAATTACCTATAATCTTAATTTTGGGAGGCATAATTATGGCAACTAAAAGCATGAAAACTATATCAAGATATTGGCGTAATTATTGTAAAAACGACAGTAGACGTATTTTACAACAAGCCAAAGCTGATTATGCGGATAGGTATGCTGAAATTATCGCAAGAGAAGCGGCATTAATAAGGACCGCCGATTATTATTCTTATAGTGGATAGCGTTTATAGCGAAATTAATTTGAAGGCACTTAGCAGCGATTTTAAGGCACTGAAAGTTTCGGAGGTAGAATTACAAGTATTTGTTTGAAGACAAAGAAGCAGGGGTATAATTATAAGGGAGTGGGCGGTTTAAATGGCGAATGCATATGAAGATACTATTTTAAGTTTAGGTAACGTTGCACAACGTTCTCCTGAACAACAGGATTTATTAGGTTATGCCATAAATAAATGGAAAGAGTTAAGTGTTGGAACTGCCAATCCAGAAGTGCAAAGAATCTTGGACAGTGTTTCTGCTATAGGAAGTCAAGCGGTTACGCCTACAGTAACACCAACCGTAACTCCTGCGACAAATGCAGTAACTACACCTGTAGTTCCAACTCCTGTAACAACAGCTACGCCAGTGGAAACTCCTGTTACTCCAACACCAGTTACAGCACCAGCGACAACACTCCCGACTGTGGAAACACCGTCTCAATTGGCAGCAGAAAATAAACCGTTTGAAAGTCAGTATGACCAGACCATACAACAGCAGTACGAACAACTACAGAATTATCCTGAATACACGGAGAATGCAGCATACCGACAGATAATAAACGATTTATTAAAGAGTTTGGACCCGAACTTTCAATATTCAGCAGAGAATGACCCTGCTTTAATTGAAGCACAAAAACAGGTTTCACAGGCAGTACAGGAGGAAATGTCCAAGATAGGAGCATTATATTCAGACACAACCGCATCTTTAGTGGTTCAGGAAATGGGAAAACTTGTGCCTCAGTATAGACAACAAGCATTATCAGAGTTTCAAACGACGTTTACAAATAAACTTAACATGATGTCAACCGTTGAAGGGTTGTTGAACGATGATTATCAAAAATATACCGATGCTTACGATAGAAAATTAAACTTTCTTAATATAACTTCGCAGCTTAGAGGACAGGAGTTTACTGAATTTTCAACTGCATGGACTCAAGCATATCAGAAACGGGAGGAAGATCGAGCCGTTGCTGCACAAGAACTGCAAAAACAACAAGCTGCATTTGACCAAGCAATGCAAAGAATCAATACATTTGGGTACGTTGACAACCAAAGCGCACAAATAACAGGTATTGCAGCAGGGACTAGGACTTATGAAGCAGAGCAAGCTATTGTTAAGCGTCAACAGGAGTTAGAAGACCAACAGAAAGCAATTGACGAACAAAGAAAACGTGACCAGGAAGAAAGAGCATGGCAATTAGAATACTTGAAAGCTCAAGAAGAGAGCGAAAAGAGACTTGCTGCCTACAACGCCAGCCTTGCAGCAGCAGCAGCAGCCAAAGCAAGCAGCAGCAGTAGAAGTTCAGGTGGTGGTGGAAGTTCAGGTGGTAGTGGAAGTTCAGGAGGTGGAAGTGTGTCATATTCAAGCATGACAAGCGCATTATCACAAGCAGCGAGCGAAGGAAATCTTGAATCCTTTGTTTCGTCACTTGTGTTTAATTCGAAAACATTCATTGGACAAATCGGAGCGACAAATTATAATAAGTTACTTAAGAGCGCACAATCGAAATTCGCAACACTGATAAAGAATAATTGGAAAAATACATCGGCAGAGGACATATTGAATGCATTGGACAATGGACGGAATAATAACCCTGACTATTATCGTTACTTAATGGGTGATAGTGCTTTCCAGACAATGTATGACAAAGCTAAAAAAGCATGGATAAACCAGAACAGGGTATCAAATCCGTATTACGGAAGGTGATAAGATGTCTAAAAGTAGTGCTTACAATTGGTGGAAGAAATTAGCTGATTCAGGTTGGGTTGACGAGGAAGAATATAACAAACGTAAAGGCAATGTTCAAGATGCTGAACGTTCAGCGCAATTACAAGAACAAGATGCTCCTGACCTTGCACGAATCCGACAAGAATTAGCAGCAAAAGTCGGACAACCAGCGCAAAAAAAAACTGGATTAAGCTTTGATTGGAATAAGTCCCCAGGTCAAATAGCAACGGAATTGAAGAGTCAACTCCCAAAAACAAAGGCAACAATAACAAAACCATATAATCCATTAACGGAAAAACTCAATATCAAAACCGGATTACCCTCTGTTGAAAATGCAGGACCTATTCAGTCCAGAATTTTAGCAGGGGGTACCGGATTTATAAATTCCTTCACTATGGGAATGGCAAATCAAAACGATCAAAAATTAAAACAAGCAACGGAAACATTATCAAAAAAATATCCTGTCGAATCAACCATTGGAGGATTCGCTGGATATGCCGTACCTGGAACATTGGCTGAAACAGGAATAAAAGCAGCATTAAAACCATTAGTGGGTGAAGCACTTAACAAGTTGGCATACAAGATCGGTATAGATGCTTTAACAGGTGGGACATTATCAGGAATTCAATCTATCAATGAAGGTGCGAATCCTCAACAAATAGGTGAAAATGTTGCGTTAGGTGGGCTTATGGGTGGAGGTTTAGGCACTCTATTTCGTGGCGCAGGGAAAGCACTTACGAAAACCGGAATAGGTCCGAAAGTTGCAACCGGGTTGGCAGAATCCAAGATCGGTCAAACGATAGGTAAAATTATGAAACCGGGTGAAATTTCATCCCTACCGGGAGAACAATTGCCTTTTACCCTTAATGGATTGGCTAATCGTGCTATAAATAACCTTTCAACGACGGGACAATTAAAGATTAATACTCCAAGAGCTGAAACAGCAGCACCACCAATGGAAAATATTAAAGTACCTACGAATCAGACATTGCCAAAAGTAGAGACTCCAAAAATAGAAACAGCACCCGTCAGAAATGGTCAGATACCGGAAAGCTGGAAAGGAACACCAATTGAAACAGCACCTAAGTCCAATATGCCGGGAACTCAACCGGAAAACATAACAGTAAGACAAAGACTTTCTACTTTAAGGGAAGATTTTAAAACGGCAGCGGAAACGGATAAAGTTAACATTATGGATGAAGTTGAACTCTTAATGAAAATGAATCCGAATGACCGATGGAACACGAATTTACAGTTATTCGGTAAAGGTGATAAACTTACTGTTAACCCTGATGTTGAAATCACAGGACCGGACACTTCACAGAGTATATCGTCACGAGCAGGAGGCAAAAGTACTATTACTCAGAAGATGGATAAAATATATACCAAAACATTTGATAATCTTTATAACATAAGTAAATTTACTGAAAAAGCTAAAATTACGGATGCAGCAAAGGACCCGTATCTTTTAGCAATGAATTCACGGAACTATGATGGTGTTGCATTGACCGTGTTAAAAGATGCTATGGTTGATAAAACCGGGAAAGTTACCGGAAAGAGTTTGAATAATATATTAAAGAAAATCCCCACTAATGAGAGCAAAGCTTTTTCAGATTATCTAATTAATCGTCATGCATTGGAATGGATGGAACCGATTGGAGGAGGAAAAGCTAAAAAAGTTTTCGCTGATAAAAATGTTACACCGGAAATAATAAAGCAAAGAATTAGTGATTACGAAGCAAGATACCCTGAATTCAATGAGATTGGTAGCGAGTTTGTACAATTTCATAGAGAACTAACAAAAAACTGGTTGGTTGATACCGGGCTATTATCACCTGAACAATTTAAAACGTTTCTGACAAAATACCCAGAATATATACCCTTTAAGCGTGGATTCACTGAGCTTGAAAAAGCAGGTGGTTTTACTGGTAAAAAGGGTTATGTAAATCAAACAAGTCCGGTCAAGAAAGCTACAGGAAGCGAACGTCAAATAATTGACCCTATAGAATCTTACATTGAAGACGTTTATGGTTACGTTAAAACGGCAAAAAGGAATGAAGTTGGACAGGCAATATATAAGGCAGTAAAAGAAAACCCTGAAGGATTAAAGAATTTTGCCGAGATCGTCCCAGAAGGCGAAAAGTTCAACGTGAATCAAACTATAGAGAATGAAGGAATTGAAGGTGTAATATCGAACCTGGACCAGGCATTTGAAAAAGTAAAATTAAATACCAGTAATGTTGTCAAGGTTCTCGTTGATGGTAAACCAGTTCATATGAAAATAAACGACATGGCATTCTTGGAGTCATTGACAAGCTTAAATCCAGCACAGCAAAATTTATTTATTGAGGCTTTTCGTGGTGCAACAAACACCATGAAGAATCTCACAACAGGACTTAACCCCATGTTTGGACTATTCCGTAACTTATGGCGAGACGTAGCAACCGGACATACGCAGAGCAAAACAAGCACAGAATACGTATTATACATTAAAGACCTTGTTAAGTCAGTGGTTGATATGGTTGGGCGTAAACCTGCGTATAAAGAATTTAAAGCCCTTGGTGGAGGGTTCCATGCGTCACCTATTTCCGCAGATAGAAATTTGGCGAACGTATCAAAAGCACAATTATTAAAAGGTGGTAGCGTTGGCAGAAAGGCAAAAGCACCATTACGGGCAATTGAATCATTTAACGCAGTCATTGAAACGGCTCCAAGGTTAGCAGAATACAAAAGAACCGTAAAGCAAGGCATGAAAAAAGGCATGGACGAATATTCAGCCAAACAAAAAGGCATATTTGAAGCATCAGAAGCAACGGTTAATTTCAGACGATTTGGAGATACAGCAAAAACAGCAGATGCATTTGTCCCCTATCTTAATGCAGCACTTCAGGGAATTGATAAATTCAGACGGACATTCGACTTTATTAAAAATCCGAAACAGGCTGCCATTGCTACAGGAAAAGCTATTGAGGCCGTTACAATACCGTCATTAATACTATATGCCATGAACCATAAAGATAAAAATTACAATCAATTATCGGATTACATTAAGGATGGTTATTTCTGTATTCCTAAGGGTGATGGAACTTTCTGGAAGATACCGAAACCGAGAGAAATCGGTGTTGTTTTTGGGGCAGTACCGGAAAGGTTAGCGAGCCAAATTGCAGACCAAGACCCGGAAGCATGGAAACGGTTTACAGAAACAGTGAAAGCGAATTTTGTACCTCCAACTGAACCAATATTTATGCCAGCTTATGATATTTTTAGCTCAGACCAAGGGAAAGATTGGAGAGGAAATCCGATAGTATCAACAGCAGAATCGAAACTGTCACCCCGTTATCAATACGATCAAAAGACAAGTGAAATATCAAAAGGGATAGGCGATAAATTCAATCTATCACCAAAAAAACTTGATGCTTTTGCAAAAAGTTATCTTGGTGTTGTGGCTCAGATCGGTATTCCTGCGAATGCCAAAGGTTCAAGTGTAGGTAAAGTCATCACTGAACAAATGACAGCAGACCCGTTATTCTCAAATGATATAATGAATGATTTTTATGATTACCTTGACAAGGCAACCGTGACAGCAACAGATTATAACTATACTGAAAATATAGCTTCAAAGGTAGTTACCAGAAAAGAAGAAGTCAAAAACGCATTAACGAAAATATCAACAGCTATATCAGACGAACGGAAATTATACAAGAGCGCTAAAACAGATGAAGCAAGAAAAGCGAGTCAACAAAAGATGATAGACCTTGCTAGACAAGGTATCGAACGGGCAAAATCGTTCGGAGTAAAGTAAACAGAAGGGGAGTGTCTTTATGGAAATGACCGGGTTAACTAAATTAACAGTATGCTGTCTGGTGATTATAAGCTCAACTTTGTTAGGTTGTTTAAAGGTTATAGATGGGGCAGCAGCCGGGGTTTTAATTTCCGGTACGTTAGGTTATGTATTCGGAAATACTCACGGTATAATGTCAACAACCAAACAAGTAAGCGAAATGAAAAGTAGTGTCATAGGAGAAATAAACACGTTGAGTAATGATATGAAGGAGATGAACAACTGTGATAATAAAAGTAATAAGTGATTGTAAAATAACTAAAAATTTCGCATTATCTGAATTTGTCTGCAAAGAAGGTCTTGGGGAAGTCTTAATTGACATGCCAAGCATCCAATTATTGCAGCGATTGAGAGATCAGTTCGGTAAACCAATTACAGTTTTATCGGCCTATAGAAGTTTAAAATATAATACGAAAATCGGAAGCTTACCGACCAGTCAACATATTAAGGGAAAAGCCTTTGATATTCAAATTAAGGGTGAAACACCGGAACATGTCGGCGATATAGCGTCAAGAATGGGGTTCAATGGTATTGGAATATACGATACGTTCACACACGTTGATACAAGGACGGTGAAGTCAAAATGGGACGAGAGAACGAAGGAGTAAATCCGAAAATTATAAAACCAGAAAAAGATGCTTATCGCCGATTAATAATAGAACTGTCAACTAAATGTACTTTAATTCTATACGAATCAGAAATTTGGCAATTACCGGAAGATGTATTAAAAAGGGCAATCCAAAGAGGTAAAGCTCGCAAAAGAGCGTTGCAAGCAGAAAAACGTTAAGGAGATACTTCTGTATCTCCTTTTAAAATTTAGAAATCTTACCTCACCGAACCATACCATACCATACCCGACCAGACCGCACCATAAAAACCCTACCGTACCAAACCTTACCATACCATACCGGACCTTACCGTACCAAACCGTACCTTAAAAACCCTACCCTATAATTCTATTAACTCGGCGACAAATGTACCATACTTCCCTTTTGGTGGTCTGAAATCACCTAGACCAGAACTAGTGCCAGCGTTTATTAGTGCTATAGATAAATTATCGACAGTTAGAACATTCTCGTTAAGTGTCAATTCCGTTTCAAATCCCCACCTGTCAAACCTGGGCCTACACCTCATAATCGAATTCCCTCGATTGACCTTTATAGCCCTTAGATCAACGAATGACCCATCATTTTCGGAGAATAATTCTTCTGGATTTTTTGCCTTTGCGTCATGAATTAGCTTTATCATAGTTTCCTTGATGCTTATACCGAGTATCTTTGCTCCGTTCCTGTTTTTTGCCAACCCTGATCTTATACAAGCTTCAACATTCTCACTTGGTAAATAGAACCCTATCTTTTCATTCCACCAAGCACCACCTTGAAACTCAATAGCCCATAGCACTTCATTATCCTGGTCCGTTTTATTTTTCTTGGACTTTAATGGATTCGACTGCTTAGCATATTTATTCATCGGATTTACCATCTGATTCGAATGCATCAATAGTGTGTGTGTACCTTTAACCGTTAGCTTGAATGTTTTCATTATACATACCTCCTCTATTTTTCTTGTTTTCATTGCGCATTAATGAAACTTCTATTGACCCGGTTAGTCCAGCGAACTTCTTTGTAATTCTCATTAAGCATAGATCAAATTTCATTTTTGACTCACTAGATAATACTTTTCGATCAATACTTTCTAATATCTCTATGGATTCTTTACACCTACTGTTACTCGTATCTATCCGTTTCGATGCTACATTTACAAGTAAATCAGGACCTATTATGTAATAACCTACACTGCGTTTACTTAACAGCCCTCTGCTGCTCTTAAGTAACTCCTTCATTGCTAACTTAATCTGACTCCTGTACCTATTTGAATTTACTGACAAGTCCATCAAGTTTTCTATCTGTTGATGTGTTAGAAACTCGCAGTCGTCCAGTGATTCACTGACTCTCATCTTCAAACATACTGGAATAAGATTCTTATATTCAGGCATTTGATATTGTTTATTCATGAATTGTTACCTCCTTTTTTTTGTTATGATTATAATATACCACAATTATCATGATGTAAACAATAAAATATAAAATAATAAAAATAAACGGTACATTGTACCGTCTTAATATATTTTTACGTGTCTACAAATAAGCTCATTCAGCGATACCATTCTCTTGCGCCACGGTTTCACATCAGGTACGAATAGAAACCCATGTTTTGTTATCTGTGTAATTACACCTGTTAAGTTCTTATACTTGCCGTAACTATAAAGTTTAACCGCTATTGTTATTTTCTGGTCTACCTGCAACTTCTTGAATTCTTCGATTACATTGGATTCATACTTGATTGCGGATATAAAGTGATTTTGGAGGGAACCACCAGAGTTAATACGTTGAGGTTTCTTACATTCATTCATGTTTTTTTCGCTTCCTCCTTCTTCTGTTCTTTCTCCAGAACTTATCTTCTTTTTCGTCTTTTATTCTTTTTGCAATACATACAGTGCATACATGAGTTTCTGCAATAGTTCTGAGTAGTCTTCTCTCTTCAACATTCTTCGGGTATGCCTTTTCATCATGTCCACAACTGAATTTAATCATTATTTCCATAGTATCACCTTACTGATTTATGTCTGTAACATGATACAAGCAACGGACTCCGTTTGTTTATTCCTGATGATGAACACGGTGTACACATTGTCTCTCGACACTGATGATTGTAACACGTTGAGCATATACATTCTTCACAATAGAGTTTTCCTACGTGTTCAATACAGTGCCAGTATATACCAAGCAAGTTTACTACAAGTGCTATCCTAATGAGTATATATAGTGGTCCATGAAACGGAATTAATAATAAAATCAATAGAATTATAAATGACGTTGCAAGATACTTCATGAAAATCACCCCTTTGATTATTTCTACCACTCACATTATAAATAAAACAAAAATATTTATCAAAAAGTATAGACAAAATATATATGTTATATTACAATTAAGTCATAATAAAAATTCAGGGAGGTACGATCATGAATAATTCAAAATTTGAAAATTATTTCGATTATGAAGAGCAGACAGAAGAAGAGAAAACGCCATTCGAACATGAGTTAGACGCAATTGGAGTAATAGTAAAACCACTTTTAAAGATTGCAGATGGTAATAGAATTGATATTCAGGTGATTACACGAAATACAATTGTCGTGAGGTATCGCAAACAGAACGTAGAGAAGATGTTTCATTACCAGACTAATGGAGTCGATCTATTAGTTGACCTAGTCAAAGAGTGAAAAAAAGGAGGGGTTATCATGGATAGAAAAACAGAGATATATGAGAATGTCCGTATTGTACCGGAAAACGCAAAAAAAGCTATTGGCGGGGGTAGACTCAAAGGAATGACAGACATTAACCCTATGTTCAGAATCCGAGTCCTCACGGAACAGTTCGGTCCATGCGGTATTGGTTGGAGGTATGAGATAGTTGACGAAAGATTAGAAAATGGCGCAAATAATGAAATTGCAGCATTTGTCAGAATAAACCTATACATATATTACGAAGGCAAATGGAGTTATCCTATTCCAGGGACAGGGGGTAGTTCCTTTGTTGCTAGTGAGTCAAAAGGGCTTTACACTTCGGACGAATGTTTCAAAATGGCATTAACAGACGCTTTGTCGGTAGCGTGTAAAGCACTAGGAGTCGGAGCAGATGTATACTGGAACGCTGATTCAACTAAGTGCGATAAGACTGATAAATCCGACAAGGATAACGCTAAAACCCAACAACAGTCAAATGATTCATTAAAGGAAATAGCTCAAATGCTAACTGAAATGTATGGCGAAAAATCCGCACCATCAAAACTTGAAGAACTGACAGCGTTTAAAGGGAAAAATGACCAGGTAGTCCTAGGCGTAAAAAGTCTCAAAGAATTGAAAGATAAAAGATTAACGACAACTTACAACAAAATTAAAAAATTATATGAAAATTTTGTGAAAGATAAGAATAAGGTGGTATAAATCAATTAAGGAGTGATTGAAATTGTACAAAATATTAGGGGATGACAAGAAGTCAATAACATTTCAGATGACTCAGGAACTGTATGAAAGGATTTCTAGTCAAGCGAAAAAAGAAGAGAAAAAGTTAAATTACTTAATACGTGAAATTATAAAAGACTATTTAGAATATGTCGATATTAAGAAAGGGGAATAATTATGAAAAGTGTGACGCTTAAAGAGGTTAGACAACTAAAAGAGAAGGCAATTGCGGCTATGATGATCAATGACCCAAGAGTGCTTATCCCGATTTATGAAGAAATTGACGCATACTTGAATACTAATAGATTTCAGATATTAGATATTTTGGAGGATGCCTTAACAGGCTATGAAGAGAACTGGAGAAAAGACAGATGGGAGAATAATTATGAATGAACCAAGAATACCTGCGTTTAATTATTCATTTGCCGAAGAACTTCCTTATGAGGGGACTGTCACAGCTAAAATAAGAAACACTTATGGAGGGGATTCGTGGTTAGAAACGTTTAAAGTAACGAATGAAGAGAAGGCACTAGAGGAAATTCAAATGGTTCTCAATTGGTTTAATGAATCCAGAAAAGACCATGAAAGAGAAAGGTTTCTTGTAGGGATAATTAGATACGAAAAGATATGGAAAGGGGAATAATTATGATTATCATGAGTAGTGACAATACAACTATTATGGAGTACTACGAAATAATTATCTGTAAAGTCAATATATTTGGGTATAATGCACCGAACGGAAAACATTTACTTGGCGAATACAATACATCCGAAGAGGCAAAAAAGGTTATGAGAATGATTTCTGATTCAATTGAAACAGGTGAAAAAATATTCTGTATGCCGAAGAAAGGAAGCAACATTATCAAGTAAGGAGGTAATGAAATGGACACGGTATATATAAGAGTGTTATACGGGAAATATAGGGGGGCAAGAGGGTATATATCCAACAGTGACCAACCGCTTGCGAAAGGTAAGTTTAAATGCTTTTTATACCTTAAAGGGAGTAAGGAAAAAAGATTAATCGTGTTGAGTGAAATTAGTTTTCAACGAATAGAACCATCGAAATATTTTGACCAAAATTGTATTGCAAAATCATTCGAAAAAGCCTTAGCTGATAGTTTAAGAGGTAAAACATACGCAAGGTAAAGCGTATAACTGCGGTTCAATTCCGCAGTCGGCTTTTCTGCTACCGGGGGCAATGGCAGATGAATATAACAAGATTCACTATGATCACCTTCACTTGCAGAGGATTCCCCCGTTCTTTGCATATTTAGAGGATTCATATTAACTGACGGTCTGTAAGTAAGGGACGGGTTAAGGAGTGTATATATGATAGGCAAATATGTAATAGTAAGAAGTGTTAATGCCGGATGTTTTGCTGGAACATTAAAAGAAGAAAATAGTGATCAAGTAATATTAACAAAATGCCGACGACTATGGTATTGGTCTGGTGCAGCTTCGTTATCTCAATTGGCCGTTGATGGCACAAAAAAACCTGATGAATGTAAATTTCCAATTGAAACACTAGAACATAAAATAAAAGGAGTGATCGAGATAATTGTTGTATCAGAAATGGCAGAAAAATCAATTAAGGAGGTTCCAGTATGGGAAATGTAAACTACGGTGACGGTTACGGTGACGGTGACGGTTCCGGTTACGGTTACGGTTCCGGTTCCGGTTACGGTGACGGTTACGGTGACGGTTCCGGTTCCGGTTACGGTGACGGTTCCGGTTCCGGTTACGGTGACGGTGACGGTTCCGGTTCCGGTTCCGGTTACGGTGACGGTGACGGTTCCGGTTCCGGTTAAAATGGAGAGGTTTAACCTCTCCAAAATTTTGGAGGTTGCCATGTACAGATACAGGACTGATAAAGAGACGAAAGAAATATTGAAGTCGATAACAATTGTATGTGATACCAGGGAGCAGGAGAATAAGCATATCACCGATAGTTTCACCAAGTCTAAAATACCGTTCATAACTAAAAAATTAGACTTTGGTGATTATTCATTCATGATTCCAGAAAATAAAGAACTGAACATACTTCCACACCATTTTGAGCGACATATAGTAATTGAACGCAAGAATTCGCTTGAAGAACTCTCAAATAATTTCGCCCAAGACCGACAACGATTTGAAGATGAATTACTTCGGTCCGGTAAAACGAAGCTCATAGTAATGGTTGAGCGAGGTTCAATTACTGCAATAGCGAATAAAGCATACGAAACAGAGTTAAAACCAGCGTCATTTATAGCAACGTTGTTAACATTTCAATTCCGGTACGATGTAAATTTCGAATTTGTGATTGACAGATATTCAGCATTATTTATTTACCAGACTTTTTATTATTACTTAAGAGAAAAAATAAAAGAGGGGATGATTTAGATGTCATTGCATGATTTAAAAACAGAAAAACAGTTTTTTGATGATATAATTTCAGGAACTAAAACGTTTGAAATAAGGTATAACGATAGAGATTATCTGGTTGGAGATTATCTTCTGTTGAGAGATTTTAACTCAGGGGAATATACAGGAAGAATTATACTTTGTAAGGTTTTATATGTTTTAAGTGACCCGGGTAATAGGTTTTTGCAACCTGGTTATGTTTGTATGAGTATAAAAATGGAGGCATGGAATAAACGTGGAACAATTTGATATATTTGGGAAATCTCACGAAATTAAAAACATTGATAAACCGGGAAAGAAATTTCATACTATGCAACAAGATTATGGTGTATTGAAAAATCATATATGCGGTGACTGTTATAATTTTCTCCGGTATGACTATCACGGTAAAATATATCGGAAATGTCAACTATGGAGATTAAGTCATTGCGATGCGACAGATATTAGAGCCAAGGATATTGCATGTAAGAAATTTGAACCAAAGGAGGTAATACCATGAAAGATAAGACTCGTATTACTATCACCTTGTCTATTTATATCGTGCTTGTTATTATATGTTTTTACTTTGCTTATCAACTACACTTACAACAATACCATTAAGGAGTGATACTAATGGATGCTGATAAACTACAGGAGGAAAATAAAGCAATGTTGGATTATATCAAAGTATTAGAAAAGAAAAACAAATTTTTAACGGAACGACTAGAAAAAGCTGGAATTGAATATATTAAACTTAGGAAACAATGTCGTTCCCTTAAAGGAGGGGTGAAAACATGAAAGCTAAAGCGTGGATTGAGAACGGAGTCTTAAGATGTTCTAGTCAGGTATGCAAAGAGAATCTATGTAACAAGCTTAACAGTTGTATGGATGTGAATGTATATCCGATAGGAACTATAGAGACTACTGGAGAATTCAATAATATTATGCTTCAAAAATTCAACGATCTTGAAAAGCGATTAAATGATCTTGATGAAATGATAAGATATTTGTATAAAGCAACTAATACAAGTGACAGAATGAATAATATTTGGTAAAGGGAGGTAATGTTATGAATAAATGCGATCATTTGATTGAAAAAATTAAAGAATTAAGAAAAATTGTTTGGTTGAGTGATATACCAAGCCCAACAATACCAGAGTACAGGGAACTACATGAAAAGATGCAAAATATAATAATTTTTATCGATGACGAATTACTAAAGGAGAGTGAATGTGATGGGTGATAGAAAGACAATATTCAATGAGGTTTTTGAGAACAGAGAAGAAAGAGATGAGAAAAATTTTCATGCAAACATTACGCTAAGAATGCAGGATAGGTCAATCAATAGTGACAATTTCATAGCTGTTATATTCGATGAAGAAGATGAAGATGGTAAAGGCTTAAATACAGCAATATCAGGGAATGTTCTCGATCTTGCTATGGCTATTCGTAGGCTAATGGAATCATTAAATGAATGCATGAAAATACAAACATGTCCAGCAGTAAAAATGGAGGTAGCTGCAATCATGTGGGGCATACTTCAAACATTCATGGAAGGAGGCAATTAAAATGTCTGAAATACCGTGGGAAGCTATAGAGAAGCGTTTTGATGATGCAGAAAAAAACGAAAAGATAAGACCGTTCCTTAAGGAATTAAATTTCATCTCGAATCCTAGAATCAGACAATTTACTGAAAATATTTTGACGATGTTACCTGATTATTTTTTCATCATTCCAGCTTCATCAACAGGGAAATATCATCCGTCATATACTTTAGGTGAAGGTGGTTTAACGAAACATGTAAAGGCTGCCATTAGAATCGCACACGGTCTGACTTGTCTATATGATTTTACCGAACTAGACAAGGATGTTATTTTTTCAGCATTGATACTGCATGATGGAATGAAAAACGGTCTTAAGCACAGTCGATACACAGTTCACGAACATCCGCTTGTTATGAGTGATTTCATTAAAGCGCAAAATAATATTATAAGTCCTGGAATCCTTAATGCGATTTGTGGTTGTATTGAAAGTCATATGGGTCAATGGATATCTTCAAAATATAGCAAAATAGTTTTACCGCTACCAAAAAACCAACTTCAAAACTTCGTGCATTTATGTGATTAT